TACCTCTGGGTCAGTATCCTTACAGGCTCCAGCATCAACAACAGGTGGTGCACATAGAGTCTTAACTTTACCAGATGTAAATGGTACAGTAGCTACAACAACAACTGCTGGTAAAATCTTGCAAGTTGTTCAAACAGTTAAGACAAATAGAACAACTATTCAATCAACAACTTTAACTGATATTACAGGCTTGAGTGTTACTATTACACCTAGTTCATCTTCTAATAAAGTTCTAATTAGTTATTCAATTATTGCTTATATGAACTCTGCTCAATATTGGAATATGCGTTTATTAAGAGGTAGTGATAGCACAATTTTTATTGGAGATCAAAATGCAAGTGCCACAAGTCAATCCAGAGGTTCTTTTGGTAGTTATACGACATCTTATGTAGATGGAAGGATTGTAGCTCAAGAGTTTTTAGATTCTCCAAATACAACGTCTGCAACAACTTATAAATTACAAGCACATTCTCCATATTCTTCTTCTTACATCATTGGTATTAATAGCTCTCCACAACTTGATAACTACACTTACATGTCCAACGGTGTTTCAACAATAACCGCAATGGAAGTAGCAGCTTAACAAACAAACAATTATTTTTTTTTAACAACAATGGCATTAGATCACGAAGCAATCTACTCTGCATATGCAGGCACAGTAGTATCAATAGACGACTCCGCTGGAGCGTTTGACAAAGACGGTAAATCAGTAACACTGGATGCTGTCAAAGTAGCAGCAGCTCGCACAGAATTAGACAAGGCAGCCGCAGCAATTAAATATCAGTCTGACAGAGCAGCAGCTTACGCCTCTGTAGGCGATCAGCTAGACATGCAGTATTGGGACGCAGTAAACGGAACCACTACATGGAAAGATCACGTTGCAAAGGTAAAGGCAGATCACCCAAAACCATAGGAGGGTAAACAATGTCTCGAATAATCGTAGACTCAATACGTAACTCGTCAGCTAGTTCTGACGGGATTACGCTTAGTTCAGATGGTAAGGTAGCGTTTCCTAATACAAGTACAGGTAAAATTCTTCAAGTCAAAACAGCTACAAAAACAGATGCTTTTACTAGCACTAGCACATCATTTGTAGACATAACTGGTTTAAGCGTTGATATGACTTTAAGTAAGTCTACCCATAAGATACTTATTCGTTATGACATACTGTGTGGAGGAGATTACTGGACTTCTGGACCCGCTTATTTAAGCTTAGTAGCTGACAGTACAAGAATTGGTATTGGTACGGCTGGTGAAAACTCTGAAAGTAATGTAACTACGTTTCATAATCTTTACGCAAATAATCAAAATAATAGTTCTTATAATGTGGCTACACAAACTGCTTCATTTTTATATTCTCCAAGCGATACAAGTTCTCACACATATAAAGTGCAGGGCCGTATGCAAAATAGTAGTTCGGGATTTTCAATAAACAGAAGATGGCATAGCGATGTTCGTAGTGCTATTTCTACATTAACTCTTATGGAGGTAGCAGCATAGAACTTCCTACTATAAAGTTACCACCAGCACAAAAACTTGAAACAATATCTATACCTTTACCAACAGCTGACGTTCCTAGTTATGTACCTTTGGTAGTACCTCCTAGTGATCTTAGAGAACCAGAGGGCACAGAACCAGAGGCTACAGAAGAAGCACCTACTGGCATAAGGCAGGTTGACATACCTATTATTGATGTCAAAATGCCTTTACCAGAAAACGAAATACTTATAACGGCTTCTACTACAGCAGTCGTTTCTGTAGCTGCAACCCTAACTGCAACAGCAGCCTTTAAATGGGTTGTAACTGCAATGAAACCTATACTAAAAACAGCATGGAAGAAGATAAGGTCATCAAAGGACAACCCAAAAGTTTCCTAAAAAAACTTAAAGAAAATGTAGACGACCATGATGAACAGATGGCAGTTCTTGGTGCAGCAGTCCGTTTGGGTGTTGTCATATGGAGTGGATTTATAATTACTCTTAATTATGTCGAACTTCCTATGGTCAAAAAAACAAATGCGTCAGCTGATATCACTTTCGTAGCCTCGATTTTTACGGGGGCACTCGCAACATTCGGGCTGTCTACAGGTAACAAAAAGTCAAAAGAAGATAAAACAAAACAATGAAAAAAATTATCATTCTGTTAGCCTTGTTATCACCCAGCATAGCTAGAGCAAATGTCGTAACTCCTCAGTTTACTACAGGGTCGATGAACTCAACGACCACAACCACACAAACTATAACCGAAGTAGAACAGCGTCAAGTTTATGGGGCTGAAGTAAAAACTTGGAATGGATCTAATGTAACACCCTCTGCTGATATAGCAGGTAGTGATACTACATTTACCATAACAGATACAACTCTACCTTGGACACTAGAAACAACCTCCAGATCAGCTGGAATAGTAGAACAATGGGACACCACAAGAAACTTTACAATAAACTCTACTACTACATCGCTTTCTGTATTCTCACAATAACACCTGTATATGCAGAAGGAGACACCAATAACTCGTCCAACCCTGTGGCAGCAGCAACAGGAAATGTTACCAATCAGGCTGTGCAATTTCAAAATAATGGAGCACCGTCTAGACAACAATATGGTTCTGCCATATCTTGTAATGGATCAACAATGACGTTTAGCCCCTTTTATATGGGTAATGACACCTCACCGTATGACGATGAAGGTTATGTTATATCAGAAAACTGGGGCTTTCAAATAAACTTTTCAGTGCCACTTAACCGTGACTTAACTAAACAATGTCAAGAAATGGCTAAGAGACAAGAAGAAAAGATGAGGCTTGACTACGAGCTTGTTCGTGCACTTAAATGTGCAGAACTACAACAAAAAGGGTTTACGATATACCCTGGTAGCCGTGTAGCTCACATGTGCCAAGACATCGTACCTATACAATCGTTATTACCTAAGAAAGATGTTAGCACTACTAAAACCAATCGTTTTAACTTTTTTAAAAAGTGACAAGTTTAAATTTTTTATCGTGGATATCCTAGAAAAACTTGTAGAGCAAAGTGACAATAGTCTTGATGACAAAGTTTTAGCTATGGTCAAGAAAGGATTAGACATAGAATAATGAACAAAGCAACTGAATCACAGTTTAACGAACTGCATCAGTTGGTCACACAAGAGTTTTTAGATAGAGTTAAGGGTGGTGAGGCAACTACCCAAGATTTAAAAGCAGCCTGTGATTGGCTGAAAGCAAATGATATAAGCGGTGTTGCATACGAAGGCAACCCATTAGCAAAATTAGCAAACGTATTACCTGAAGTAGACCCAGATCTAGTTCAAAGGAGATTATATGGCAGAAACCGCTGAATATTATCGTAAAAATAAAAAAGCTAGACAGAAACGTTTAGTTCAGCAAACTAAATACAATAAAACTGATAAGGGTAAAAGCATTATTAAAAATGCACAGAAGCTTCGAGCTAAATTAGAGATACCAAAAGGTTCCAAAATGGATGCAGCCCACTATAAAGGCAGCAAAACCAGTGGCAGACCACAACACAGATCTAAAAACAGACAAAGCAGAACTAAAAAATGACCCCTTTACTACCTAGTCCAGAACATTACTTACACAACTTAATAACCATGACAAGTTCAGAATCTAAACGGCTCTGGAGAAGAGCTATTAAAGAGCACTTCAACTGTACATGTGTTTATTGCGGAGGAAATTATGAATTACACGAACTTACACTTGACCATGTCAAGCCTAAAACACTTGGCGGAGAAGATTTACAATCAAATCTTGTTCCCGCATGTAGAAAATGTAATCAGGATAAAGGTAGTATGAACTGGCTGTATTGGATGCGTAACACGTTTGGACACATCCCACAGCGAGAGAAAAGAATATTAGATCATATTGCATATGAGTGACGTTTTAACCGCCTTACAGGGCGATTTCAAGCTGTTTCTGCAAGCTTTGTGGGATCAGCTTGATCTACCCCAACCTACTAGAGCACAATATGCCATCGCAGACTACTTACAATCAGGACCCAAGAGACTCCAGATTCAAGCTTTTCGAGGTGTTGGTAAATCTTGGATTACTGGTGCTTTTGTGTTATGGACCTTGTTCAAAGATCCAGAAAAAAAGATAATGATTATATCTGCATCTAAAGAAAGAGCAGATAACATGTCTATATTTTTACAGAAACTAATTATAGAGACACAGTGGCTCAAGCATCTACAGCCTAAAAGTGATGATGCACGTTGGTCACGTATATCATTTGATGTTAACTGTGCACCTCACCAGGCACCTTCAGTTAAGTCTGTGGGTATCACTGGTCAGTTAACTGGATCAAGAGCTGACCTCATGATTTTAGATGATATAGAAGTGCCAGGTAATAGTATGACAGAACTGATGAGAGAAAAACTTTTACAGCTCTGTACTGAAGCCGAATCTATTCTTACACCTAATGATGATAGTCGCATTATGTATCTGGGAACACCCCAGACTACTTTCACAGTATATAGAAAACTTGCTGAACGGAATTACCGTCCCTTTGTATGGCCAGCTCGTTTTCCTAAAGATTCAACGCCATACGAGGGACTACTAGCACCACAACTACAGGAAGACATTGACAATGGAGCATCAGCTGGAGACTGCACAGATCCAGACAGATTTAGTAACGAGGATCTCCTACAAAGAGAAGCAGCAATGGGACGTAGTAACTTTATGCTACAGTTCCAACTTGACACAACTCTTAGTGACGCTGAGAAGTTCCCTCTTAAAATGGCTGACCTCATTGTTACTAGTGTTAATCCTACTAAAGCACCCGACAATGTCATATGGTGCTCAGATCCCAGAAACGTCCTTAAAGACTTACCTACCGTTGGACTTCCAGGAGATTATTTCTATTCGCCTATGCAACTGCAAGGAGAATGGACAGAGTATGATGAAACAATCTGCTCCGTTGACCCATCAGGGCGAGGAACAGATGAAACTGCTGCTGCCTATATATCCCAAAAAAACGGGTTCCTCTATTTGCATGAAATGCGAGCATACAGAGATGGGTACAGTGATAATACCTTGCTCGATATCCTTAAAGGTTGCAAAAAGTATAACGTTACAACATTGGTTATCGAAACAAACTTCGGAGATGGTATCGTAAGTGAATTATTTAAAAAACATATACAACAGACAAAACAACAGATTCTTATTGATGAGGTTCGTGCAAATGTTCGGAAGGAAGACAGAATCATTGACTCGCTTGAACCTATTCTTAACCAGCATCGTCTTATTGTTGACCGTGGGGTTATTGAGTGGGATTACAGCTCGAACAAAGACAGTGCACCTGAAAGTAGGCTCCTCTATATGCTCTTTTACCAGATGAGTCGTATGTGTCGTATGAAGTTTGCAGTGAGACATGATGACAGAATAGACTGTCTAGCTCAAGGCGTTAAATACTTTACCGATGCATTATCTATTTCAGCTCTTGAACAGATTAAACTACGTAAACGTGAAGAGTGGGATGATATACTACAAGCTTTCCTAGATGACCCACAGTCAAGTGCTAATCATCTAGTGTTAGGGATGGATGTAGACCAAAGACAACAAGCCCAGGGTAACGTTGACGGGAACTCAGTCCCCACCTGGACTTAGGCAGAGGTCGGAATAAGAGGGGGAAGGAGAAGGGTGGACTTCTTTCTCTGTAAAGGGGAGACACAACCTCCTCTTTACTTTAATATCCGTTAATGATATTACTTTAAAGCACCTCTCTCTATCTAAGTAAACGAACTGTAATAATTAGATAGTGATATTACGTATTATACATGATATATGCCTAAGTTAAAACTAGATCGTTTTAGACGTATCTACAAGAGTCTGAAGACTCCTTGGAAACCATTGAACTGGATCATACTGGGTTACTTGATAGGGATAGAACAACAGTATATTAGCATACGAACTAAGCAAACTGTGGATGAGGCTATAAGTAATTACAAGAAAGAAGTGTTAGATGTGGTCAAAAAACCAGCTGTAGTGATGAAAAAGACTGATGATGGCTGGGAAATGAGCATAGGAGAGGTCGATAAAAAATAACATAAATTTGTTAAGCCTATTACAGACGCACGCCCAAGGACGCAACCCCCAGGGCGGTCCGCCGTTTTTGCCTGTAGCTAGTCTCTTAGACTGGCTCACAACAAGGCTATAACTGCGTTTTGAGCGTTTTTTATATTATTAATTGGCTTTTTTGTTGTTGTTTTTGTTGTATTGGTTGCCGTTGCCTGGTTGTTTATCCTTTTACATTCTCTTAATATTGCTTTGTTGTTTAGTGGGTATCTGTGGGCGTTTAATATTTGTTGCTACTTTGTACGGTTACCCGCCCTTTATATATTTGCTTTATTTTGTAAGTACTGGCAATATAAATATTAAGTACTCGTTAAGAGTTACTTATTAACTGTCATTCATTCACCCTTTAATTATGGCTACTCAAACAGACACTAACAAAGTTATACAGGTTTACATAGAAAACCACTATGGAACACCTTACAACTATGTAAAAGACGAGGCCCAGGCCGAGGCACTCGAAGCACTAACAAAAAAGAAAACACTAGACCGTTACGACTTCAGAGCACTTGAAAAACTTGGCTATACTATCGAATTAGTCATGTCACCTAATTTGAGTTTAAATACTATTAAATAGGCATGATCAGTAAATTTAATGTATTACGTGAATATGTAGTAACTTATACGACCTGGGGAACTAGGGACGATATAAAGACATACAACGTTAAGGCAGTTAATGAGATTAACGCCTTAATGATGTTTCACAATAAACGTATTTCTTTAAAATCACACATTACGGGGGTCACACAATGTCCAGTAACAAACTAACAACGGCCCGTTATTTACTTAAACAAGTACAAACAAAACGGTTAAGTTTGTTAAGTCTAGCTAATTATCATTACTTAACTAGTGATCAACTAGCTGAAATTAAAATGTGTGAAAGGGCGGCTAGTGAGCTAGACAACTTTCTAGACCAGGAACCGCCCGAACTTCCAAATATTGCCAAGTTTAAAAAACCAAAAACAGAGGCAAGATTTAAAATTAACTTTAAACCCCACTAAAAACAAATGACCACCAAAAAACCCGCACTTGTCAAAACTGACATAGTCCACAGTAACCCAGAGTTAGACGCTCAAAAGGCTTTATACAAAAAATACGGTCAGGCAAGATGGGATATCATTAAATTAATTAAAGATATCGCACCGCTCACAACCGTTGACAACTACTTAGAAGACACAATTGTTCATCTATGTTATCAAGTTGTTGAAAAAGATAAACCTTTTCAAGATACAATAGAGCGTTTACAAAAGTTAGAGCCGTGTACATGTGATGAACACGATGACGACTAACAACAAGTAAAAAAGTAAGGCTTTATGGGCGGTTCGATTCCGCCCTTTACAATTGCCGCTCACTGCGAGCGGTTCAACTTAAAAAATGGTATTAGTTCACATCACCAAAAAGTCTAATAATAGGAAAGTCGGACCAATACCGACTACAACAACAGAGGCGGCATCTTGCCCGCCGTCTTGTCCTTTTATTAATAACGGTTGCTACGCTAAAAGCGGCCCGCTTTCTTTACACTGGAAGAAAGTAAGCAACGGCACACAATCAAATACAACTAATTGGGCGGGTTTATGTTCATTTATTGAGCAACAACCACCTAACCAGTTAATACGGTTAAACCAGGCGGGGGACTTACCGCACATAAACGGCGTTATTGATACCTTTTTATTAAGGCAATTAGTAAAAGCTAATAAGGGCCGTAAGTCTTACACATACAGCCACCATAAACACACGCCCCATAATATAAAGGCATTACAACAAGCCAATAAATTAGGACTCACAATAAATGTGAGCACTGAATCATTAGAGGCCGCCGATTATGTTGTTGACTCTTATGGCTTACCCGCTGTAACTGTGGTTAATTCAAAAGATAAACCACCAAAAACAACACCAGGCGGGCGGCGTGTGGTTGTATGCCCCGCACAAATAAAAGATGGCGTAACGTGTAGCACTTGCAAGTTATGCAGTAAACAACGCAAGTTTATAGTTGCATTCATAGCACACGGCACACAAAAGAAAAAAGTTGACGAGGTTTTATTATGACCTCGTTTATTTTTTTTGTATGCTTAACAATCATTTTATATATTTTTTTAAAAAACACCCTAAGATAAAAAAGTACTATGAACACTTACCAAAAGCAAAAGAGCAACTACTCAATAAGACGGGCATTAATTCAACAATTAGTAAACGTTAAAGTAGCCGAGAATGACCAACAAAGAGCCGAGGCTCACAAACTGGTTAAAAGTCTCAAAATGCAATTAAAAGCATATGAGATTAAATATTGCTATTACCAGGCCAACTTAATTACTGGGGACCTGGGGTAAATTTTTTTAGTCAAAAGTAGTACAAATGTATTATAGTACAGATGTTCATTAGTTCAAATGTACTATAGTATGTATGTACTACTCTTTTTTAGTATATTTTTTTAATAAAAATGGCAAGGACGCAAGGACGTAGGGCAAGGACGTAGGGCAAGGACGCAAGACAATGTGAACTAGGCAAGGACGCACTGCATATTACAACCACGCATACCTATAACAAAACAAACCCACCCTGACAATACCTGACTGTCACAAAACCCTACAGGTTTTCACAATACAACTGCTGCAAATGCAAACTTATCAGGTTATGTATGGAGTCACTGGTGATTCTCGTTGGCGTTTCTTTGATGCTATCGATGATGAAGAGGCTGCATGGAAGGCTAACTGCTGGACTAAGTCCAAAGGTTTTGAGCTGATTGATGTTAAACAAATACGAGATATAGATCATGAAACGTGAACCACGTAAACGTAAAAAATACTTTCCTAATAATGTAAGAGCCTTACAAGATACACCTGACGCATACTTTATGTCTATTCCATATGAGGATTTAATCAGCTGGAAGATACACGGGTATGAGATACCTGACTCTGTGTACTGTGTATTTAGAACTCGTAACATGCAAACAGGAAAGGTTGAAGAACACTACTACAACACCGAGCATCACGCAAAGAAGCGATTGAAAAGGAGCATTGAAAGCGGCTTGGAAATAACAATGGTATCAAACGATGGTTTATATCACCTTAGACCTTCAGATACTTTTATTGATTGGAACTTTTAATAATGAATAGTCAAACAACAAAAAGAAGACTTGGTGCACTGCTCACCAGTATAACTACTCATCCACATAAACGTGAGTTGATTAAATTAATGAGACAACAGGTAGCTGATGATACATATAAGGTCAGCAGTCTAGACCGATAGCAAAAATAGTGTATAATATGGGTAACTACCACCCATTATTATGACCACCTTTTTTAAAACCTGGGGCGAAGCAGTAGAGTACGACCTATTGCGTAACAAAAGCCACGGCAAGGACAGAGCCAGCCATGATGACGTTGTGCATCATCTTGATTACTTCACCGCATGTTATGGAAAGTCATTTCCTTGTATGGAAATCACACAGGATGTGATAGATGACATGCAGACACAGGTAATGGAAGAGAGAAATGTAGTTAATGCTACAGCTAACAGATACATGGCTTCTGTTAAGGCAGTATTAAACTTTGCATACGCAAAAAGAAAGCTGCCACATTCCTTTAAATTCCTTAAGTTAAAAGAAAATAAAGGTAGACCTAATTGGTACGACAAAAGTACTATTGATGCATATGAACAGGTAGCACGAAGCCTTAACTTTTGCCGAGATGACCTTGCAGACATCGCTGTCTTTGGTGCATATGTAGGTGCAAGACAGGCAGAGATACTTAATCTTAGATCAATAGATATAGACCTCGATGCCTACGATGGCAGAGGCAGTATTTATATAGGAGGCCGCCCAGGGTTTTCTACAAAGAATGATGACTGGCGAGAGGTGCCAATGCATACAAAAGTGCGTCCAATAATCTTAAAAAGGATTAACAAAACACACCCGAATACTTTGATATTCGGACATGACTGGGCGAATAAAGATAAATTATTGCGTGAATTTAAAAAGGTGTTAGTTTATTTGGAACAGCCGCCAGTAATGAACTTTCACCATTTACGCCACTCTTTTGGTGTATGGCATGCCGAAGCTGGAACACCAATAAGAACCCTCATGGAACTTATGGGTCACAAAACAATAGAAACTACCATCATGTATGCGAAAGTTTCTAACAAAGCCAGGGCAGATGCAATGGCAAACATCTAATCAACAATTGAAAGCATTACTATGGCTACACCCTCACAAATTGATGAGCAAGTAAAGTTAGAAAGAGAACAAATTAGAAAAGGTATAGATATATTGCGTGACAACACGCAGAATCTAGAAAGCAAGTCATATTCTTCTGCAACTATATACGGCGTAACATCTATAAGAGATCTACTACCGTTAGTAATTGAACAGATAGAAACACGCAAAGACATGCTAAAACGAGGCCACAACGGAGTAGCCTTCAAGGACGTATATAAATATTTAGACTCTGTTGATACCAATGTGCTTGCATCCATAACCTGTAAGGTTGTCATGGATAAAGTGTTTAGCACTCGTGATAAGAGTAATTACTTAACTAATATATCTTCCGCAGTTGGCACAGCTGTAGAGGATGAGTGCCACATCACATATTACGAGAAGACTGTGCCTGGATTATTAGACTATATCCAGAAAAATTATTGGCACAAGGCATGTGGTACACATCAAAAGGTTGTTGTCTTGCGTACATTGATGAACAGGTACAACGTAGAAACCTGGAAGAGATGGAATTCAGCTGTGCGTGTAAGGTTAGGTGCATGGCTTATTGACTGCGTCCTTAACTCATGTAACTGGTTTGAAAAGAAACGTGTACACATGAGAGGAACAAAATGTCCTAACGCAATAGTACCAACTGAAGCATACCTATCTATTAAAGATAAATTAATGGAAGATGCTGAGTTGTTTGCACCTCTATCATATCCAATGTTAATAGAACCAAACGACTGGACTAACGAAAGAAAAGGTGGATATCTTCTTAATGAAGTTATGAAGGGACATCAGTTGGTACGACAGGGAGAGGTCGGAATAGTACAGGGAGAACTGCCACTTCGTTTCTTAAATAAGATACAGAAGGTTGGCTACAAAATAAATCCCTTTGTTTATGCTATAGCAGACGAGCTACAGCAGAGAGGTATAGCAGTAGGAAAGTTTATTCCTATTGTTGAAATACCATCGACACCACTTCCAAATAACATGGAAGATCCAAATGTTAAAAAGGATTATTGCAGAAAAGAAGCAGAAGTTCACAATAAACGTGCACTTGTTTACAAAGCTAGTTGTAGAACTAGAAAACAAATGGAAGCTGCAAGTATATTTAAAGACAGAGATCGTTTCTTTTTACCTTGGAACTTTGACTGGCGTGGTAGATGCTACCCAATACCAGCTTATTTGACACCGCAATGTACTGACTTTGGTAAATCATTGTTAGTTTTTGCAGATGCAGTTGATTTAACACCTGATTCTGAGTCATGGATAGAGTTTCAAGTTGCAACAACATATGGATTAGATAAGGCAACTATGCCTGAACGCCTTGCATGGGCAAGAAACAATCATGCATTGATAAGAAGAATTGTTGAAGATCCAATAGCTAACTTGCATGAGTGGGAAGGCGTTGAAGAACCTTGGCAATTTGTGGCTGCATGTGAAGAAATGTACCATTGCCTTATCAAAAGAGATCGTAAGACTACAAGTCTAATGATTGCAATAGATGCTACGGCATCAGGTATACAAATATTGTCTGGTTTAGCAAGAGATAAATCAGCAGCTATGTTATGTAATGTATTACCTTCAGATAAACCTGTTGATGCATACAAGATAGTAGCTGAGAAGTCTAAACCATACATACCTATAGTTTTACATCCGCATTGGGATAGAAAATGCACCAAGAGAACGGTCATGACTATACCTTACAATGCTAAACCTTTTAGTAATAGAACATATATAAGAGATGCTCTAAAAGAAAAAGGCGTAGACATAACTAAAGAAGATTTAACACAAACAGTACAGGCTGTACGCAATGCTATGGAAGTAGTTGTACCAGGTCCTATGGCTGTTATGCGTTGGATTGAAAAAGAGGTTGCAAAGACTATAAAGCGTGGTGTAGACAAGATTTTATGGGTTACACCATCAGGTTTCGTTGTATCACAGAGATACATGAAAAAAGAAGTAGTTGAAATAAAGATGAAGTTATTAGGACGTTGTGAGATTAGAGTTGCTACTGACGATACAAATGAAGTTGACCTACTAGGGCACAAGAATGGGACAGCTCCTAATTTAATACATTCACTTGACGCAAATACTTTACATTTTACTGTTGACAAGTTCGACAAACCTATAGCTCTCATACATGACAGTGTCTTGTGCAGAGCTACAGATATGACAGAACTTTCGACAAAGGTGAGAGAAGTCTACATGCATTTATTTGCAGAGCATGACTATCTCAACGACTTTGCCAAAGCAATTGAAGCAGAGTCTGAACCACCTATCATCGGGGACTTAGTACCCTCAGACGTAATTAATTCCACTTATTTTTTTTGTTAATGGCTAGAACCATCCACTTGACACCTGAACCAGTAGTACTAACTGGTTTCCAGGCTATATTAAAACCAAGCAAATTTGGTTACTCACTTAAAGCACTAGTTGGTGAGGATATTATTTCAAAACTAGAAACAGAAAGGGAGGACTGTCTCAAATGGGCACAGTCTAAACTTAAGAATCCTAAAAGATCTACTCTTAAACCAGAACCCTGGGAAGAAGTAGAAGACGGTAAGTATACCGTTAAGTTTTCATGGGCAGATGAAAAGAAACCACCTGTTGTAGATACAGAGGGCACACCTATTAAGAATTTAGATACACCAGTTTACGAAGGATCTAAAGTTAAGTTAGGTTTTCATCAGAAGCCATACGTATTAAAAGATGGCGTTACATACGGCACAAGTTTAAAACTTAGTGGAATACAAATAGTTAGTGTACAAACAGGAGCTGGTGTAGACACAGGTGACCTTGATGAGGTTGGTGTTGCAGAACTCTTTGGTAAAACAAAAGGTTTTAAAACTGATGAACCAAACGTTACACCTGACTTAGCACCTAGCTCAGTAGAAATCGACATTGATCAATATCAAGACGACTTCTAATGTTTAAATCAGGATTAGAGGAAAAAGTCTCTGATCTTTTATGTGAGTTAGGTGTTGACTACGAGTATGAAGGTTTAAGTTTACCTTATACAATCAAACACTTATATACACCTGACTTTGTTTTGCCTAACGGCATCGTGTTAGAAACAAAAGGATATTGGAAACCAGAGGACAGACGAAAGATAAGACAAGTTGTCACTGAAAACCCACACATAGATTTACGAATGGTATTTCAAGATCCTTATAAAAAGATTAGTAAGAAATCCAAAACAACATATGCGAAATGGTGCACACGATACAACATTAAGTGGTGTGCATACCACGCAATACCAGTGGATTGGCTGACATGACTGAAAGCGAATTCATTAGACACGAACCATGTCCAGACTGTGGCTCATCTGACGCACTAGCTGTGTATACAGATGGCCATACATTCTGTTTCAGTTGTCAAACTAGGACAGCTGCTAACAAACAAGAAAACAAATTATCCATGCAAACAAATGTCAACTTCAAAGGTACCGCTCAACGACTCAATAAAAGAAGAATCAGCGAACAGACGTGCGAAAAGTACAAAATCTACAGAGATGAGACATACTTACGCTTCCCTTATTTCGATGGCTCTGGACGTATTAAAGGATTCAAAACAAAAACCAAACTAAAATCATTTAAGTATGAAGGACATACTACTGACACTTTATTTGGTCAGCATTTGTTTCCTAATTCTGGCAAACGTATTGTTATATTCGAGGGTGAGCTAGATGCAGCCTCTGGATACGAGGCAATGAATGGTTGGCCAATGGTGTCTTTGCCGCATGGTGCAGCAAGTGCAAAAAAAGATGTACAAAAACAAATACCCTTTTTACAGGGATATCAAGAGATTGTTTTATTTTTTGATAAAGACGATCAGGGACGCAAGGCGACAGAGCAAGTGGCAGCTGTCTTACCGCAAGGGACAGTTAAGATTGCTCACCTGGAAGATCCGTACAAGGATGCCAGTGATGCTTTACAGGATAATAATCCAGACGCTATACGCCGTGCGATATGGGATGCGAAACCTTATAGGCCAGATGGAATCGTTGATGGTAAATCTTTACTGAATGCAGTAACGACACCAAGTCAACCATGTAATCATGAGTATCCATTTGCTGGTTTACAGGCAATGACCCACGGTATAAGATATGGCGAACTTACAACTATTACGGCTGGCACAGGCCAAGGCAAGAGCAGCCTATGTAGAATGCTCGCAACTGAGCTTCTTAACAAAGGAGAGAAAGTAGGCTACATCGCATTAGAAGAATCTAACAGGCGAACAGCACTTGGACTTATGTCAGTGGCTGTAGGAAAAGCTTTACATTTAGGTGAACATGAATATTCTACTTTGAAAGATGCTTACGATAAAACTATCTTGGGTTGGAACCTTTATTTATACGACCATTTTGGCAGTCTATCTGCGGATATTATTTACAACCGTATTGAATATATGGCTCTTGGCCTGGATATAAAAGTAGTTTTCCTCGACCATCTTAGTATATTGCTGAGTGGATTAGACGGAAATATGGATGAAAGACGCACCATAGACAAGACTATGACTGACTTACGTAGTCTTGTTGAGCGTACAGGAATTAAATTATTCTTAGTGTCTCATCTTAGAAGAGCACAAGGAGACAAAGCAGTTGAAGATGGTCAGCGTGTTTCTATTGGCATGTTACGAGGGTCAGCCAGCATAAGTCAATTATCTGACACAGTCTTAGCACTGGAAAGAGATCAGCAAAACCCAGATGATTGCTCTACATTACGTGTGTTGAAAAACAGATACAGTGGAGAGACTGGGGTGGCAGCTGAACTGAAATATGATAAAACTACCTGTAGATTCAATGAAACTAAGAACACAGTTTTCAATCCCAGCACAGACTTCTGAGCTGGATAAATTAAAAAAACCAAACCCACCAAGTAAACAAGCAGTGAAGAAAGCAAAGTTTCGGGATAAAACTTATGTCGGAAAAGCAAATGCTCGTATTTGACTGCGAAACAAACGGATTATTGCATGACGTTTCTGAGATACATTGCATCGCCATATACGACAATACGAAAGAGGAAACCTTCGTATTTAATAATCAAGGTGACCAATCAGGACCAATCACTGAAGCTTTGCATTGGCTCAGTTCGGCTGATGTTCTTGTCGGCCATAACGTTATTAATTACGACTTACCTGTTCTTCGGAAAATTTATTCTTGGTTTAATACTAATGCTTCTATTGTTGACACTCTTATCTTATCTCGCTTATATCATCCAAACATGATGGAGATAGATAAGAAAAGAAACATAGCAAGAATGCCATTACAGTTGTATGGTAGACATAGCTTAGAAAGTTATGGCTATCGATTACAAGAATACAAAGGTGAGTTTGGTAAAACAACAGACTGGCAAAAATGGAGCCAGGAGATGCAAGACTATTGCGTACAAGACGTTAAAGTTACAACTAAATTATGCGAGCACTTCCGCCCTTACCTGACTGGTGCACGTTAGAACACCAAGTCGCACACATACTTACAGAACAAGAACTTCATGGATGGCAATTCGATGAACAAAAATGTCAGCAACTTGAATCACATCTCAGAAGAGAGATGGAAGAAGTTACTGGAATATTACAAAAACAATTCCCTCTCATTGGAGGAAAGATGTTCACACCTAAACGAAATAACGCATCCCAAGGATATGTCGAGGGAGCAGAGTTACAAAGATTAGTTGAGTTCAATCCAACATCACGAGATCATATAGCATGGATATTAAAGAATCGTCTGAAGATTACATTGACTCAGACTACGAAGACTGGGAAACCAATTATAGACGAGATCACTCTGACGGAGATATCGAATCCCTTTTGCAAGTTATGTGCGAAAGCTTTGGATCTAAAGAAGAAGCTAGGAATGATATCGCAAGGCGTGAACGCATGGCTTCGGCTATGTACGAACTCTAGGATTCATCATCATTGTTCTGTATCGACAAACACATTTCGATGTGCCCATCGTAAACCAAACGTGGCTCAGTCGCCAGCAGAAAAAGAATTTAGAGAACTATTTACAGCAAGTCCAGGTAATATAATGGTAGGTGCCGATTTAAGCGGTATCGAGTTACGCATGTTAGCCCATTATCTCGGACGGTATGACGGAGGTCGATACGCAGACATACTACTAAACGATGATATACATCAAGTTAACGCTGACAAAATAGGAATCACCCGCCGCCAAGTTAAGACTGTGACATATTGCTTTCTTTATGGTGGGGGAAATATAAAACTAGGTATGAGTTATGATAACTCTTTACAACCCAAGGAAGCCAGTAAAAAAGGATCCGAGATTAGAGCGGCTTACGTTGCTGCAATCCCTGGACTCTCCGACTTATTGGCAGCGGTTACAGATAAGGCTGCTAATGGTTACCTCTTGGCATGTGACGGACGAAGGGTGCTGGTCGATTCACCGCACAAAGGATTAAATTACCTTCTACAATGTTCCGCTGGTATCATCGCAAAACGTTGGATGGTAATAGCAAACGACCAACTACAACCCTTTCACACTAAACAACTTGCGTTCATACACGATGAATTGCAATACGAATGTAATCCAAAATATACAGAAGAGGTAAAACAACAACTTGAAAACTCAGCAGTTAACGCTGGAGTGTATTACAAGTTACGCTGCCCAATTGCAGCAGAAGCAAAGTCAGGAAACAACTGGAGCGAAGTCCACTAGACAATGCAGTATATGTAAAGATTTTAAATTATTATCAAATTTTAAAATATCTAATACAACTCCAAAAAAAATACATTATAAGAGTTTTTGTAAAAGTTGTGACAGTAAAATATCAAAAGATCGTAGAGAGATACGTAAGAATGCACCACCACAGTCAGAACAATGTGACTTATGTGGCAAAGTGTGTAAGACATATTTAGATCATTGTCATAACTCATTATTATTTAGAGGGTGGTTGTGTAACGAATGCAACACTGGTCTAGGTAAATTTAATGAAGATACAAATTTACTCAAAAAAGCAATAACTTATTTAAACCCGAATGAAACTACTAATTGACTGCGACTACATAGTATACAAATGCTGTGCAGCTGCTGAGACTGAAATTGATTTTGGTGATGATGTTATATTAGTCACCTCATTATTTACTGAGGCATACAGATGTGTACAGAGAGAACTTGATAAGATAAAAAAAGATTTTCCTTTTGCAGAAGATATACTTTTATTTTTTACAAGTCCTAATAATTTTAGGAAAAAAATTCTACCTGAATATAAAGGTCATCGCAACAGAAAAAAACCCTGTGGATTCAAAAGAGTTATAAATCAACTCAAAAAAGATTATAAAGTAATAGTTAAACCTACACTTGAGGCTGATGACAGTCTTGGTATTTATGCTACAAAGTGGAAAGGTAATATCATTGTTTCACCTGATAAGGATATGAGACAAATACCAGGCAAACTGTATGACTTTAATGAAACCATAGATATCACACCTGAAGAAGGTGCAATGTGGCATCTCACACAGACACTTTCTGGAGATAACACAGATGGATATAGTGGTGTACCAGGCATTGGTATTAAACGTGCAGAAAAAATTTTCAAAGAAAAAGGATATACCTGGCGAGCAGTCGTAGAAACCTTTGAAGATAAAGGCATGACTGAAAATGATGCATTAGTAAATGCAAGACTTGCACGAATACTTACAACTGACGATTACGATCATGAGAAAAAAGAACCAATCCTTTGGACCCCCGCCACCAATTACCAAGTTAACAATGGATCAAGACTTGAAGCTACGCCAGCTTGAAATCATGTTAGCTAAACCAGAGACAAGGAAAGAAGATATTGCAACCGTTATGATTGCATTACAAGAACAAGCCTTTGTCTTATCTAATTGTATAGAAAACCTTATAAAGAAATGGCCAAAACCACCAACGACCAAGGACCATCGTACTACAGAAGAGGGCCTATTGATGTTTGGGATTTTGTTAGACAACAAGAACTCGGATTCCACCTCGGAAACGTAATTAAATATGTATGTCGAGCTGGTTACAAAGACAATGACATAGAAGATTTATCAAAAGCAATCCACTACTTATCAAATGAAATCGAATATAGAACCGCAAAAAATTGCGAGAACTGGGAGAGTACAATCCTGGATAGATAACCCTGGTTCTCGTTTACCAGTTAGTTGTACAATCTTCGTAGTAGAAGACTCAATGGAGGGTCCAAATGGTATCGAAAAGAGCTGGAGATTTGTGTCGCATGCTCTTCGCTTTGGAGCGGGAGTTGCAGTCCACCTGTCGAAACTTAGGCCAAAAGGAACAACAACAAATAAGGGACCTGATTCGCTCGTTGCGAGCGGACCTGTCTCATTCGCAAAAATCTACTCAACATTAAATGAAATTCTTAGAAGGGGTGGCACCTACCGTAATGGTGCGTGTGTTATTCATCTCGATATTACACATCCCGATATTCTTGATTTTATCGAAGCTCCCAGGCATGAACTTCCCTGGATCAAAAGATGCATCGATCTCGAAGCCCAAGACTGGTATAATTCAAAACCTGAAGTCAAGGAAGCAATACTTAGAGGAATTGCAAGCGGAGACATTTGGCTCAATAAAATAAAATACGATGAACAAGGACAAAGAATATACAGCAACGTCTGTCTTGAAGTTTACTTGCCCTCACGAGGGACTTGCTTGTTACAGCACGTCAATCTCGGTGCCTGTCGTATCGGCGACTTACGGCAGAGTTTCCGTGAAGGTATGCAATCTCTGTGCGATCTCCATAGTCGGACAGGCGTTGGAGAATCTGGAGAATACCTTTCACCAGATGTCGATAGACAAGTCGGACTCGGCATGCTCGGTCTGGCCAACTTCCTCAAAATCAATAATATAACTTATAAAGAGTTTGGTGAAGGTTTAGAAGCTATTAACAATGGCAACATAACTGATACACTAGCTGGATTTGCTGCGAGAGAGTTATACATAGGTCTTGAGGAAGCAAGCAACGCAGCAAGACAACACAACATGGTGCGAGCTTTTGCCATAGCTCCAACTGCATCATGTTCATATAGAAGTAGAGATTTACAAGGTTATACTTGCACACCAGAAATAGCTCCTCCTATTGCTAGAACAGTAGACAGAGATTCGGGCGAATTTGGTGTAGAAAGGGTGGAATATGGCAACGTTGAGATCGCATCCGAGGTCGGGTGGGAGAATTATAAAAAGGTAGCAGATCAGATAATGATTATGCTTCATAGAACTGGTTTGCTTCATGGCTATAGCTTCAACTCTTGGAGTGATATGGTGACTTACGATGAGGCATTTGTAGACGAGTGGCTTAAAAGCCCACAAACGTCCCTCTATTATGCATTACAAGTAATGGGTGACGTTCAGGATAAATCAGATGCCTACGCTGCACTAGATCAGTCCGATGTTGACGCATACTTGGAGGACATAATGAGCAATAAACCCGATGAAATAGCTTGTGACTGTCAACAATGAACCCCTACGAAAAATTATTAAATAGAAAAAGAACCTGGACACCAGTACAAACCACCAAAGGAAAATTTAAACATGGAGCAGAAGAAACCATCTACCGTGCTCTTGCAATACGCCACATGGAATTACCAGTTGGCGACTTTATATCAGAAGCAATCTCTGAGATTCCTGACAAAGCTAAAAAACTTTTGGAGTCAAATGTAAAGGATGAGATAAAGCATGACCTTGCTCTTGGATACATCACCAACGCTCATGGCGTTAATGACAAAGCAGAAGCCGAGGCACTACGCCTACGAGATGCCTGGTTATCACATCCTGATCATACGATAGCTAAAGCACTAGTAATAGAAAGAGCTATATTTTTCGTGCTATTACCTATGTTTAGATTTAATGGTGATGCTGGATTAGCAACAGTGTCAGCAGATATATCAAGAGATGAGCAAGTACATGTAGCTACTAACTCATTAGTATGTGCAGAGTTAGGATTAAGACCTAGCCAGTCACTAGACAAACTTAGAAAAGCAACAATAAATTGGATTATGCAACCATTGTCTATGGAGCATGACGATAAATATTTAAGCAAAAAATTTTGGCTGGATGCGAGTGATCGCCTCATGTATGAAGGTAAAGCTCCACAGCTAAATGGTACCAAAGCTGGAAGAATGCCAGCATTTTTTGAACATGACAACAGAAATCTCCCTAGCTACGCTTAAATTACACAACGAGCGATTAGATAAATTACTAACAAGGCTAGAGGAAAATTTTGGTTGGAAACCTATCCATCCTAAAGAAGACGTACAGACCATCATGTACAGAGCTGGACAAGCCAGCGTAATTGATTACATAAAATCCATAATGGAGGAAGAAATCTAATGTGTGCACCAGTCATACCATTAATTAGTGCTATAGGTGGTTTAGCAACAGCCGCCTCATCACTAGGAATACTAGGAGGAAATAGAAATAGACAGACTCAACCAACAAGAACAATGACCCCACCTCCTACAGTACAGGGTCCAGGACCAGCTGCATCAGCTGCTGGAGATGACGAAAAAACTAAGAAGGTTGATGAGTCAATCAAGATCCAACAAAACGCAAAACAAAAAAGAGATAAGCAAACAGTTAAGAAAGGACTTGCATCTCTTGGAGCGGCATCAGCAGTTAATACAGGTGTAGATAGCACCCCAGCTGGCGGAGTTAATACAGGAACATGATGCTGGCACGTACTAGATATGATCGATTGACACATGGTCGTACCGAGTTCCTTGACACCGCAGTCGATTGTAGTGAGTTAACGTTGCCTTATCTTATAAGAGATGATTTAGATGGACCATATCACAAAAGGTTAATAACACCTTGGCAAAGCATTGGAGCTAAAGCAGTTGTTAACCTTAGTGCTAAACTTGGTCTAGCTCTCTTACCACCCCAAACTACATTTTTTAAGTTACAAATTAGAGATGATAAACTTGGTGTAGATTTACCAGCAGAAGTTAGAAGTGAACTAGACCTATCTTTTTCTAAAATGGAAAGGATGGTTATGGATTACATCAATGCTTCTACTGATAGAGTCGTTGTAAACCAAGCATTAAAACATTTAATTGTTTCTGGAAATGCATTAATATTTATGGGCAAAGATGGTCTAAAGCACTATCCCCTTAACCGTTTCGTAGTTAATAGAGATGGAAACGGGAACGTGCTAGAGATTGTCACAAAGGAACTTATATCACGTCAGGTTCTTGACATAGACTTAGAAGAACCAATAGTCGAGCCTAACTCAGGCATAGATGAGACAAAGTCTGATGAAGATGATGTAGAAGTATTTACCTATGTGCGTTTAGAAAACGGACGTTGGGTATGGCATCAAGAAGCGTTTGATAAAATAATAGCTGGCAGCAGAAGTAGTGCACCAAAAAATGCAAACCCCTGGCTTGTTCTTAGATTCAATACCGTTGACGGTGAGGACTATGGACGTGGCAGAGTAGAAGAGTTTCTTGGTGATTTTAAATCTTTAGAAGGTTTATCTCAAGCACTAACGGAAGGCAGCTCGGCGGCTGCGAAGGTAATTTTTCTAGTCAGTCCCTCTTCAACTACGAAGCCAAAAACCCTTGCAGAAGCTGGAAATGGAGCCATAGTTCAGGGAAGGGCGGAAGATGTACAAGTCGTTCAAGTTGGAAAGACCGCAGACTTCAGAACAGCATCTGAAATGATTTCTAATTTAGAAAGAAGAATTAACGAAGCATTTCTCGTTTTACAAATTAGACAAAGTGAAAGAACTACCGCAGAAGAGGTACGTCTTACACAGTTAGAATTAGAGAAACAGCTTGGCGGACTCTTTAGTTTGTTAACGGTTGAGTTTCTCATACCTTACCTCAACAGAACTCTACACATACTTCAAAGAAATAACGAAATACCTAAGATACCTAAAGATTTAGTTAGACCACAAATTGTAGCTGGTGTTAACGCATTAGGTAGAGGACAAGACAGAGAAAGCTTAACTCAGTTTGTACAAGTGTTAGCCCAAACTATGGGACCTGAAGCACTTATGAAATTTATTGAGCCAAGTGAATATATCAAACGTCTTGCAGCTGCACAAGGTATAGACGTATTAAATCTTGTTAAGACACAACAGAAGTTACAACAAGAAATGCAGCAACAACAACAGATGATGCAAGCTAAAGAAATGACCAAACAGGCTGGGCAGATTCTTGGCACACCTATGATGGACCCAAGTAAGAACCCTGCAATGATGGAAGGAATGGCTGAAGCAGAACCTGAAATGGAAACACCACCAGAAGAATAAAATGGCAGAAACTTTAACAGTAAACGATACCCCTGAAGCTGAAGGTCTAAGTGCTGAAGAGCAAGACTCCCTGCAAGTTGGGGAACAAATGGCTGAACAGCAAGGTGAATTACTTGCTGGTAAATATAAAAATGCTGAAGATTTAGAAAGAGCATACGTAGAACTACAGAAAAAATTAGGAGACAAAGATGCCTTATCACAAGAAAGGGAAGGGGAGCAAGAAACCCAAGAAGTAGAAGAACCTACTGAAACACAGATGTATCATGATGACGGTAACGTTAATTATGAGTCTGTAAAAGAACACTATGGTGAAACTCTTAGTAGTTTATTTCAACAAAAAGGTGTAGATCCTTACAGTATTGCTGAACATTTTTATAAAAATAATGGTCAGATAACACCTGAAATGCACAACCAATTAACTGGAGCTGGTATAGCAAAAGAAGCAGTAGATGCATATTTAGCTGGACGAGCAAAAGATATGGGTATGAATTCTGCCATACAGCAAACTGATATAAATGCTATTTATAATTCAGTTGGCGGAGAACAGCAGTATAAAACTCTTATGAATTGGGCAAGTCAAAACTTATCAGAAGATTCTATAAAGTCATTTGATAATCTTGTAAATACTGGAGATCCTGGTTCTATACAACTAGCAGTAGATGGTTTACTATCTAAATATCAAAATGAAAATGGATATGAAGGAAGAATGTTAACAGGCAAACCATCTAAGCAAAGTTCAGATGTATTTAGAAGCCAAGCACAACTTGTAGAAGCTATGAGTGACCCACGCTATGATAGAGATCCAGCATATAGACAGGATGTCATAGCTAAATTAGATAGATCAGATTTGAAATTTTAATCATGGCATACAAAAAAGTATTAAAAAAAATTAAAAAGTACATGACAAAAAAGGAGAACGTGTCTCCAACATCTAAGTACATAAGAGCTGTAGATAAAAGAAACAAAGCAATTCAAGATGCATTTAACGGGAACTTTTAATCATGTATTTCGATAACATGTTTGACAATAGGCAACCTCCTAGAGCAACACCTCTTAGAGAACCACCAGCACCAAAAAGACCAAAAGCACAAAAAACACCTCAAAAAAAAGCACCAAAAAAAACTGGCACTAAGTGTCCATCTGGTTTTTATTTTGATAAGAAAAAAGGAAGGTGTGTACAGGCTGGTGTTGGTCCAGAATTTAAACCATGAAGCCTCAAGACTTAGAAAAATTATTAAACAATTATCCCTACGAACCGCCGATAAGAATTATGACCCATCATAACCACGAAAACGATAGATGGCATGTAGCTGAAGAAACAAATGGTCGCCTTGCAATGATAGGCATCATAGCTGCATTAGGTGCTTATGCACTAACAGGACAAATTATTCCAGGTATATTCTAAATGCCATATTCTAAATACTCTGCAAAACAAAAAGGTTTGGCATCTTTAGCTGGTAATAGAAAGAAGATTGGTGCAGACGATCTAGCAAAACTTAGAGCAATGAAGTCAAATGCCAAAAAAAAACGTAAGCCTAAAAATAGGAAAGCATAAAAGTAGAACTGGCGGACTTACAAAAGCTGGTAGAGAAAAATACAACAGAGAAACTGGCAGTAATTTAAAAGCACCCCAGCCAGGAGGTGGACCTAGAAAGAGATCATTTTGTGCTCGCATGAAAGGTGTAAAAGGTCCTATGAAAAAACCAAACGGCAAGCCTACACGTAAGGCTTTAGCCCTTCGCAAATGGAAATGTTAAATGGCACACAAAGGTAAAGGCTCCTGTAAAGGAGGCATGAAAAAAGGAGGAAAAAAAAATGCCCGCTAAACGTGGACTCTATGCAAACATACATGCAAAGAGAAAAAGAATAGCTGCTGGGTCAGGTGAAAAAATGAGAAAGCCTGGAACTGCGGGGGCACCTACTGCTGCTAATTTTAGAAGAGCAGCTAAAACTGCTAAAGGTGCAAAGAAAAAAACTAAGAAGTAATCCTTATGTCTAATACAAAACCTACACCAGAACATGATTTTGAAGTTGCTAAACTACAAAAGCAAGTAGAGGATATATTAGAAAAATATAGACAAGAAAAGATTCCTGTGTATAAAGAACCAGAAGGTGATCCATCATTTTAAAAATGGCTGAAAGTACAAGACACTGGAAATCTGAAACTACAGGTAGAAAAAATATACCAATAGTTGCAGAAAAACCAGTTAAAAAAAAGCGTGACGAAAAAGGACGCTATATTAAAAAAGAAAAATAAATGCCACGTCCGTTCATCCTGTTATAGGACGCATGAAACCTAGACATGGAACGGGGTCTAGGTATATGGGAGATTACTCATGACAGTAACTTACGTATATCGTGGCGTTGCTTACACTAAAATAGTTAAGTAACAACAAAGAAAGAGAGCACCTCAGAGTCGGACTCTCTTTCAGTTTGGCTTTTGACCCTTACGAGGATACTCACTAGCCGTCATGACGGTGGGATAGACCACGCAACAAATGAGTCGCATAAGACTCACAACTTTTCACATGTGAAGACGATTATTTATACCTTAGATTTTATAACTTAAAATGGCTAATGCTAATCAAGTTGCTTTAGGTAGATCGAATCTATCTACAGGCACAGGGTATGGTGGTGCTACCGATAAGTACGCCCTTTACCTTAAATTGTTTAGTGGAGAAATGTTTAAAGGTTTCCAGCATGAAACAATTGCTAGAGATCTTGTAACAAAAAGAACACTAAGAAACGGCAAATCTCTACAGTTCGTCTACACAGGACGCATGAGCAGTTCCTTCCACACACCAGGTACTCCCATACTTGGAAACAGTGACAAGGCACCTCCAGTGGCAGAGAAGACCATCGTAATGGATGATCTACTAATCAGCTCTGCATTTGTTTATGACTTAGATGAAACTCTTGCTCACTACGAATTAAGAGGAGAAATTTCCAAGAAGATTGGATATGCTCTTGCTGAAAAATATGACAGACTTATCTTCCGTTCTATAACACGTGGAGCTAGATCTGCATCTCCAGTATCTGCAACAAGTTTTGTAGAGCCTGGCGGAACACAAATCAGAGTTGGATCTACAACAAACGATTCTGATGCTTATAACGCTACAAACCTAGTAAACGCATTTTATGATGCTGCTGCTGCTCTTGACGAAAAAGGAGTGAGTACTGACGGACGCTGTGCGGTATTGAACCCAAGACAATATTATTCCCTCATCCAAAATGTAGGGTCTAACGGACTTGTTAACAGAGATGTACAGGGTGATGCATTACAAGGTGGTACAGGCGTTATAGAAATCGCTGGTATCCACATCTACAAGTCAATGAATATTCCTTTCCTTGGCAAGTATGGTGTTGCTTACGGCGGTACAACAGGTGAGACTTCTCCTGGAAATCTTGGTTCTTTCATTGGACCTACACCTGAAAATGCTAACGCTACTGGTGGAGTTAACAACGACTACGGTACTAACGCTGAGTTAGGTGCTAAGTCTTGTGGACTTATCTTCCAAAAGGAAGCTGCTGGTGTTGTTGAAGCAATCGGACCACAAGTTCAAGTAACAAACGGTGACGTTTCTGTAATCTACCAGGGCGATGTGATCTTAGGTCGCATGGCTATGGGTGCAGACTACTTAAACCCAGCTGCTGCTGTTGAACTATATGTTGGAACATCTGCTCCTTCTGCATTCTAATTTATACATTTATACGGGAGCTTCGGCTCCCCTTTTTTATATATATGACAACTCCCACAACAATAGATACCGAGACAGAACTCTCCGCTGTAAATACAATACTGGGAGCTATCGGTCAATCTCCAGTAACAACATTAGGTACAGTAACTACAAACGTAACTAATACAGCTTCAGAAGTTGCAAACACTTTTGAGAATCCAGAAATAGCACTTATATTTCAGATATTAAAAGAGTGTAATAGTGACATACAAAATGAAGGGTGGTCTTTTAACAGAGAAAATCATGTTAAGTTTAGTCCAGATGCAACAACAAAACATATTGTTATACCTACAAATGTACTGAGATTAGATTCAGAAAATCCTGAAGATAGAACTATAGATCCAGTTAGAAGACAAGGAAAACTATATGACAAAGTAAATCATACATATGAATTTGACGATGACATTTTACTAAATGTTGTTTATCTTTTTGAGTATGAAGATTTACCTTCTGTGTTTAAGAGATACATAACATATAAGGCAGCTGGTAGAGCAGCTACACAAATGATTACAAATGCACAGCTTGTACAACTAATAGCTACACAAGAACAAATGGCTAGAGCTGCATGTATGGAATATGAGTGTAATCAAGGTGATTATAATATGTTAGGTTTTGGACATAACACACATTATTCAACATACAAACCATTTAAAGCATTGCAGAGATAATGTCTACAGTTACACAACAAATACCTAACTATATTTTAGGAATATCAGAACAGCCAGATGAATTAAAACTACCAGGACAAGTTAAAGATTTAGTAAATGCTATACCTGATGTAACTTTAGGTTGTATAAAAAGACCTGGCAGTAAATTAATAAAAAAAATTACACCAAACAGTGGTACATTAAGTTGGTTTCACATTTATACAGATGAAGATAATCAGTATATAGGTTGTGTGAATACATCTGGTGATGTGCAAATATGGAGGACAAGAGATGGTTTTTCATATCATGACAATAATGGCCAAGGAACTAATTTAATTATATACAAAGATAATGATGCCAATGGGTTACCTAATGTAAGTAACAATACACAAACATATTTATCTGGTTGGACAGAATCAACTGATATACA